GTCTTACCCTCAGCGAACGTTGGCTGATAGTTGACTAGGTGCTTAGGCATGATGCCCTTCTTGACCATCTGACGAAACATTTTGTCAAGTGTACGAACGTCAGTATCCGTCATCTTAGCGGTCTTGATAAGATTGTTTCTAGCATCGCCTGGATTCTTTTTGCGTAGGTCTAGAAACGTACGTATCGCAAACTTGTACTTCTTTTTGTTGATTGTGCGATCAAGAAAGGCATCAACTTGAGGCATGAGATCCCGCATGAGACCACTTCCGCCCCAACCTGCTTCATCGATTAGTTCAACGTCCGTAATCCATCTGCGAGAGAAACTGCCATCAGCCATATCGAGAATAAGATAATTGGTACCAAGGCGTGAGACACGACCCATTTCACCAGTTTCTTTGACCATAACTTGATCGCCTTCATTAAACAATACTCCTTCAATAAATTTTTCTCGCATGTCAGATACGGGCTCAAGTTCAACGTGATTCTTGAACTGAGTCATTTCTTTTAAGCCCATACCAGAGCGTACATCATTAAACAGTTTTTTCGCATCACGGCTACTCATTGTAGATGGCACACCTTGTGCGAACGTTGTGAAATCATTATTCTTAGCATTTTCACGTTGCTTTGATGCAGACATGCCTGTCACGTCATCGGCATCTGGATCTCGCTCACCAGCAGAGACTACAGTGATGCGCTCAAAGTTATAGAAACCATGTCGCGCTTTCTCACCGTTGTACTTTTCTAGAAGCGTTTTGAATTCGGTAATACGATCAGCACCGACAACCATGGTAATGCGATTAAAGCCTTGATCGTAGAGACTAGTCGCGACTTCGAATACGTTTCGAAGTTTCTTATCCATGATTACGTTACGTGCCTGTTTTGGGAACATCTTACGAACGTGCTTAATTTTCTGTTCGTAAGTGAGAGGATTCTTTTTGGCATCACTTGACTGTGACAAGTAAACTTTATAGGGATTCTTGCCTGCCTTTGTAGCCATGACCTTTAACAGTTTGCCATGTCCGATTGTCGGCGGATTCATCCTACCGAATGTGAAAAATACCTCGCGTTGCTCTTCAACGAGATAATCTTTAAAAGACGGAAAACTCATTTCTTATCTGAACCACCCATTCTACGTTCTTTTTCCATTTTACGAATTTGAGGCAACATCTTGCGAGCAATCTTATCGACTCTCGGCTTCATCTTTTCGATGCGCTTTTCAATTTCTTGGCGACGACCAGCAGGTAAATCAGATCGAGTCTGACCCTTTGCTAGTTTCTTGAACAGGGTGTTGATTGCGGCTTTGCGGGCGCGTTTCATAAGACGTTTAGGATCTGCCGCTTTTCTAGCCGCTCTCCTTCTGCCCATGGCAATCTTTGCTTTATTCTTCTTCATCGCTCTGGCACGTGCGCGGCGCTGTTGAAAGTTCAACGCTTCGTCTACGTCTTCGCCAATACGTCCTCTCTTACGCTTCATAGCGGCGTATGAGATTTCTTCTGGCATGCCAGGCGTGTAGTCAACTGTTAGAAAATCTTTAAAACTTAACATACTAGTTTCTCGTTGGTTTGTCCCATCCCTTTAATATATCGGGTGAAAAGTTGTTATAGCTAAACTCTAGCCTATCAACCAATTTCACTGCGTCACCACCAAGTGTGTCAATTGCTACATAACCTTCTTGACCAGTAGTCTTGAACCCGTTGCGAGTTTTCACAAAAGTTTCAAGACTACTGAGTCTGTTTAACTTATTTATAAGTTTTAGTTTGACAACTACAATTAATTTTTGTAGTTCAAACATCTTAACTAAGTTTGCTTTGTTTTTGTTGCTGAAGAACTTGAGGAGGTCGTCGCGCTTCGCTTTTTGCGTGGCTTTGCCGCGCGGGGTTTTGCGGCTGTCGATTTCTTTTTGGTACTTGTTTTTGATCCAGCGGATGAGCTTTTCCGTGTGGGCGCGGGTGTCTTTGATTTGACTTCCGGCTCGGACGTAGGTGTTGTTGAACTGCTCGATGTGCTGGGCGAGGGACTGGTTGGCTTCGAGGGCTCTGAGGGTTGTGCCCGAGATCCCGTTAAACAATTTACCAATTTGCGAAAGATATTCATTTATTTGCTCCGTTTCTCGTTTAGTCAGAGTCGCATTGCGAACGTCACGTAGCATTGCATCCTGTGACCATACTTTAGTGGATGGATTCAATTTACTTACATCAACTCCGTACGATGCTCGCATCGTTTCGAAGCTATTGCCTGTATATGTAGTATGCCATACAATCCCGATTTTAGCGTTCAGAACAGCAGAAGCCATTTTAACGGGAATAGCATATACAAGAGTATTAGGGTGAAACGTAACATAGGATTCTCCATCGATTGTTTCTCGTTGAACATCACCTTGCCCAAAGAGAAAGTCTCCTTGGATCACGCCTTCAATCCCTAATGCGGGTAAATACCGTAGTGCATCCTTTAGTTTAGTTGCAAGGTCGCCTGAAGTGTCTGCATCAACATCAGCCTCAGTCTTGTAGACCTTCGGATTTTTATTGAAGATTCCTTTCTTCGCTACAAAGAATTTACCATCACGTGGATCAGTGCCAGCAAAGATAGCTGGCGCGCCGTCCCACTTCATGGACACTCGACCCTCTTTCTTACCGCCAAGCATGTTCCGAAGATCACGCAGAGCGAAGATTGCTTGCCGAGTCCCATCGACACCACCGTACAGCACCTTATCCTCAATGTGAGTCATGTGAGTGTTTTTCTGCTCAGTAATAAATTCTAGAAAGTTCATTATAGTGCCGCCTGAGTAACGTCTATCTTAACCGATGGCGATGACGGTGCGAATGCTGTTGCAGGTACCGCCTGTAAAGTGACCGTTGCGTCTGTACTTGCCCACATATGTCTTATCGTGTCGTTTGCGTCCAGAGAAACTGTGTTTGTCGAAGCAAATGTTGTGAAAACAGCATTTCCCACAATAGTGACAAGACGTGTTGTACCAGTCAAATCGGAGTCGTTTTTACGTAGCCAAAAGTAAACATTTTTAGATGAACTGTTAGTTGAAGTTACCTGTGCATTTACCGTAACTGCATAGAGACCAGATTGAAATACTTGAATTTTTGATCTATCACTGTCTAGATACTGCATCTGTTGCGCACGTAAATCTGTTGACAATCTTATAGGTTGGGCTGTGTTAGCCAACAGCATATTTTGATCAGAGTCACTAACAAAGTTGCCATAGTTCTTTTGTTGTTCATAGTTAGGGCGAACAAAGATTTCGCCTTGCGACGAGTCAACGCGAAGAACAGACCCCATTGGATTTACATTGTCAGGTGCTGTTGGCTTGACATTCGTTAAACCGCCCGCCACTGTTGGGCTTACATACAGAATATCACCGACATTAAATGCAGAGGTGTTTACATCACGGACTTTACCCCATACTGTTATTCGACCATCAGCACTGTCAGCGATATCTTCTGTAGCAATGCCTAATCCATAAAAACTAGGAAACTCGTTGTTGGCTTGAAAAGGTTCGACAAGTAATCGTGCAGTGCCGTTTTGTTCTGCGCCTGCAAATCGAACAGCAGTGCCGTTTAGAATCGTCGAGCCAGTTTTATTGCGAACATATGCATACGACTCTTGACCAATTTGCTGAGTCACACCGTTGGGATGTTGCAGATTCAAAGTCTGATCTTGTTCACTCCAGCTCAATTGCCCCACTTCAGGGAATTCTTCTTGTGTGTGATTGCGATCAAACTTAAGTGTGTTGACAGGACCAGGATCAGTTGTGAACTGAACTGTCTGAGTGTTCGCATCGTATTCAAGCAACCAGTTATTGTTGTTGCCTGTCATTGTGTTACGATTCACATCATCAAGATAACGAAACTCTTTTTCACCACCACCGCCAAGCGAAGTCAGTTGCTTCTGCACTCGCTCAACAAAAGTCTTGTAATGACTATTCAAGTCTTCTTGTGTGACATAGTTACTGCGAAGATCGACCTTGTTTAGATAATCTTCTTGCTCTTTGATTGGCTTCTGAACAGGAGCGACAGGCGACTCAGGTAACATTTCAGGAATAAACGATCTATCACCTTTCAGTGCAGAAAGATAATCGTTCATACCAGCTGGCGTGTCATCGACAATTTTTTCTTCAACGATAGGTGCTGTGCCGCTTTTCTTTTTCTCTTCGGCAATCGCTTTGAAAAAATCTGTTAGTGTTGTCTTTTCATCTGACATTAAATTTCGACCTTTTTACTCTCTAGATTAATTGCCAAGACAAATCACTTTCGTTCCACAAGTACATGGTGCCGTCTTCTGACGAAGGTCTTGGTGTAGGCGCCTCCCATTGATAAGTATCGGTATTCAGTGTCCACGATGAAAACGGTTGTTGTGGTATAAACGCATCTAGATCCGAATCATAAGTATAACCGATTCCAGCATAGTTTCCTCTAAAGTTATTGTTGTAACTAGTTTGTTTCCAAGTGCCGCCAAACAACTGACTACAAAAAGCCACGCCCAATGATTCTTGTTCATCACCATTTCCATCAAGAAGTTCTTCATTAGCAACAACAATTACTCTAATAACTTCGTTGTTTTCGTTAATTTCTGCAAAATGTGCCATTAAAATGTAATACTCCCTGATCCGGTAAATTTATAAATATTATAACCGCCGAAAATAGTTGTAGTTGGTGAACCTGTTGTAGCAGTCGCTGTTTCTAAGGTCTTGATAATTACAATCCCCGAACCTCCAGCGCCTCCAGTCGCACCTACATGAGATCGAGCCCCGCCACCACCGCCTCCGGTGTTAACTGTGCCAGCAAAGCCATTTCCAGTAGTACCGCCTGCACCACCGACGCCGCTTCCTCCTGAGCCTCCAGAGGTGTCAAAGGCTCCACCTCCACCGCCTCCAGCATAAGTTACAGATGGCCCTTCTATGTTTGATGTAACGCCGTCACCGCCATTACCCTGTGTACCGCCACCACCGTTTGAGCCTGCAGAACCTGCTCCTCCACCCCCACCAGACCGATAATAAAGTGGAGCGTCTTGAC